CCTCTTCGACGGCCTCTTCGACGGTTGGTTCGGGTTCGACTTCATCAGCGACGGGCTCAGGGGCACTCTCGACTACCGCCTTCATTTCGGCGGTTCGATCGGCGGCAGGGGCGGCCATTCCTTCAACGACCCACTGCGTGAAGCCGGGGTGCGTCAAGTGCTGCACGAGGTCAGCGGGAAGGTCGTCACGGACTTGCTGCGGCGAAAAGCCGTAGCGCACGCCCTTGTGCGTCACTTCCGCGTATGCTCGATGCCCACTGTATCGGACGGTAATCGTCATTCAGACGACCCCCGTTCACGCATAGTAGGCAAGGATGGCGATGCGGTGGGTGTCGCCTGCGGTGCCGCCTGCGGAGGTGAAGAGCACTTCGTCGCCTTCTCCACGGACGAGCGTAGGCATCTCGTGCCCGCCGCTTTGGTTCGTGACTCCGAGGACCGCGAGAACCGTCGCCGTGCCGCTGAGGCCGGTAATGGTCGTGTCCGAGAAGTCGAGGCTCGTCGCCGTGGACGCAGCCGTCACGACCGCATCGACCACGATGAGGTGCAGGGCACCTGCGACCGCGTTTGATCCGATGGGGCTTTGAAGCCAGTCCGTGCTCGTGTTGTCTGCTCCGCTCCACATGCGCTGCGAAAGAACAACGCTGCTGCTTCCTTGGGTAATGTTCGTAGTGGTCATGTTTGGTCACTCCTTGTCTCTTGTTTCTCCGTCATCTCATGCAAGGTCACGGATTTTGCCGCTCGCCTTGAAGAAAGCGCAAATCAGTTCACCCATGGTGTGGAACATGCCCATCTGACCCAAGCGGTTGATGCCGAAGGGGTCGCCGGTTTCAATGCCCGACTCGTGGTAAAGCGTCGGCTTGGCCGTCGTGAACCACAGGTAGTCGGTGTCGAGGAAGTAAAGGCGGGAAGAGCCGCCCGTTTCCTTGTGAACGTCCTTGGAGGGGATGATGGGCACACCGTTGTAGGTGGCGACCATGAAGCCGCCCTGAATGCCGGGAACACCCTTGACGCCGTTCACGCCGGGAACGACGCGCTTCATCTCCACGAACCGCTGCTGCGGCTGAAGGAGTTGCTGAATCGTTTCCAAGGTGTCGTAGCCCGTCAGAATGACCTTGGGCTGACCACCGGCCTCCCACACGCTGCGGAACATGCCGTCGAGGATGTTCAGGCTGAGAGCACGCTCGGCACCGGCAGCACCGGCATCGACTTGTGCGTCATACCACTGTGCGGAACCTGCGGCCACGCCGTCGCGGGTCAGGTTGTAGATGTTGTGGTCCGACTGTGCGCTCACGTCTCCGAAGGTCGCCGCGTTCTCCGTGAAGGAGGACGAGGTGACGCGATCGAGGGATTCAAAGTTGTTCCCCGCCACGTCTTCCACGTCATCAAGGAGCATGCGGTTGATGTGCTCGGTGTGGTGCTTTGCCATCTCCATCTTCATGACGGCGCGAGCATCGCCCAATCCGTCGTCCTTGTCCGCGAGGAACATGGCCGTCTCGGTGAGGTCGAAAGTGTGAGCCACAGTCTTGGGCTTGGTGCTGACTTCCTCAAAGGTCGGCTTGCTCGTCTCGGGGAGGGTGGCGTTCTCAGGAACACCGCCGCCCTTCGTGAAGTCGGGCTTGGCGGTGGTCACACGCCATCCACTCTTCTCCCAAGGCTTCTTGGGGAGGATGGAGAAGGCGTTGAACTCTTGGTTCAGTTGGGACCACACCTTTCGGCCAAAGATGGCCTGATAGGTGCCGGAGGTCGAGGATGCGAGGGGTGAGTCTGCCTTCAACAGATCGGTCCCTGCATAGGCCCAAGCGTTCTGCCCGGAACCCGCGCCGTAGTATAGGCGCTCCATGTCTTCAATTGTTCGGATGTAGCCTTTGCTTCCACTCATGATATCACCTCAGTGTTCAGATTCCTCCGCGGAGGCTCGTCTGAGCGAGGTCCTCCAAGGCCCGCCACGCATCAAGTCCGTTGCCGAGGGCAGCGAACTCTTCATGGGTGGGGACGCGGACATTGTTCTCAGGGACGGCAACCGCCGACTTGACGATTTGCGTATTTTCCTGCTTGAGCGAGGCGATTTCAGCACGGAGAGAGTCAATCTGCGACGTGTAGTCTTGGGACTTCTGCACTTCCATGGCGCGGGCCGTCTCAGACTCGTATCGCTCAGACCACTCCTTCTCAACGAGGGCCTTCACGGCTTCTTCGTCGCGGATGGCGGCGTAGGCGGAGTAGCCACGCTCAAGGTTGTTCGGGGACAGGTCGAGGCCGCCCTTGATGACGTTTTGACCGCCGGTTGGGCTCGGGTGCTGCATTCCGGGGACCTGTGGCTGCTTGATCACGTATTTGTTGGCTCGGGCGTTGCCGAGGGCGGGGCGGGGCGCGAGAACCGCGTCTTCGCCGCTGCCGTAAAGGTCGCCTTGTCCGCGGTGGTTGAAACCGTGTTCACCATCGACGCCGACCATGTATGCCTTGCCGAGTCCGAAGTGACCGCGCAGACCATCGAGGTCCACGCCCGCCTCATGAGCGAACTTCTCCAAGGTGTCGATGTAGGCGACGGCGGCTTGCTCAGACTTCTTCGTGTCTTTCTCGTCGTCTTCGGGCTCTTCCATGTAGTTGCCCTTCATCTCCTTCATCTCCTTCATCTCCTTCTCGTCAATGCCCTTGCTAATTCGTGCGAGGGCATCGCGGATTTCCGTCAGGGTTTCTGTTTGTTCGTTCGTCATGTCTTGTTCACCATCCATTTTCAATAGGGTGTATCGGCTTTCGGGGTTGATCCCCTTTTTGCACAGGGTGATTTCATGGAGTTCCATGTCGGTAATCTCCCTGTGCGCTCCATGTTCGGGGGTGCTCTTGTTCACGCGGAACAGGGCTTGGCCCCCGATGGAAAATGCACGCAGTTCGCCACTGCGGATTTGGTTTTGGACCTCGCGGGCCTTTTCGATGTCCTCGCGGATGCGACAAACGACAAAGAGGCCGTGGTCATCCACCTCGGACTTCCAAACACGACCTTCGTTATCCGTGTAGGAAGGAAGAACCTCGCCAACCTGAATACCACTGTGGGCGAGTTGGACGTTGCGGTAAGAGGGGTTGGACATGAAGCCGCCGAACGCCTTCTTGAGAGCAGACACGGGGATGCGGTCGCCCTGCTTGTCCACCATATCCACGGACGCATATCCCGCGATGACCAAACCACCATCAGCGGACGCAGACTTCAAAATGAAGTCCGCTCCGGTAGCGGTCCATGTCGCGGCGTTTGCCATCAAAACACACCACTTTGTGAAATGGTATTTAACCATTTATGGGCAATTCGGACGGTTCGTCGGGGTCTTGCTCGACCACGACTTCGCCCTCGTCCTTCATTTCTGCTCTCGTTTTGCGGGGAAACCGAAGGGTGGCCCTCCCATCCTCAACCTCAAGTTCACCTTCGACTTCTTGACCGACTCCATCTTTCGTGCTAATTCGCACATGGTCAGGCATCTCCGGCATTTCACCCGTGTTCAATTCAGAAGGATCGAACATGGGGATGCCTTCGTCGTCAGTCAGCGTAGTAGGACCTCGTGGTGCGGTGAGCATATCCATGAGTCCTTCCCAACCGCCGCCGGTCATCGAACCACTGATTGCAGCGAGCGTGGTCGAAGCCTTTGTTTCGACGGTATCATCATCAATTGCTTCATTGACGGTCCACCCATTCTTCGCTTCTTCAAGGCCATATTCCTCAGCGTAGCGTTCAAGCATTTCCGACGTAAGCCCCTTGACCTTTCCAGTCAATTGCTCTGTGGTCATCGTCTTGTCACCAACGGCGATGAGTCGCTTTGCCTGCCTGAGAGCAACTGCTGCGGGGTCTTCGTCACCATCGGGTTCAAGGAGAGCAGCGCGATAGAACAAGAAGGAGTCGGAAGTCTGCAAAAGGGGTGGGTAGGGACTGGCTTCGGCCATACCCTTCTCGATGAGATTAACCGCCACCGGACCCCATAGCCAAGCCTGTTTCCACGCATGGCGCGAAAGCGGTCCCTCGGGCTCAATGCTCACAATGTCAAGACCTACGCCGTCCCACTCACCCTTCACCAAAAGGGGCACGTTGTGGCCGGGATATTCCAAAGCAACATGAGTTCCACGATTCACCACGAATGGTAGAGTCGTGCCTTTGGTGATACCGTTTTCGTCGTTCGGTGTGTAAAGCGTCCACAAATGGTGCGCCTCTTTGCCCTTCGCAAAAGTGGACTTGGCGTCACGAATCCACATGTCGCCGTCAATGCTTTCGGCGGCGTTTTTGAGGCCGTCATCGTCTGTGAACTTGGTGTCAAGAGGCATGGGGAACGACAGGGCGTCGTTAGTCGAATACATCGTGCGGAGGATTTGCAGACGGTCTTCCAACGGTTCCATGTGGATGTCGTCGCCTTTGTGAACGAGCAAGTCAAAAGCACGGAGATGTTTTCCGTTAAGTGTAGCATCAAAGGTGCAATCTCCCATTTGCTCACGAACCGCCTCCTTGACGACATCAGGCAATTTCACTTCTTTGCCCTTCGCGTTCTTTGCAGTGACTTTGGAGCCCCTACGATCCACGATAACTCGCCTTCCCGCAGGCTTCTTTTGGATAACCCAATGACCACTGAATCCGCGCAATTCCTTCAAGTCATCAATTTTGTAGATAGTGTGCGCCGGAGCGATTGCCGTTTCAAACACTCCATTTGCCTCATAGTCGTCGGCTTTCCAAATGTCGCCGCTAACAATGGGTGAATGGCCCATTTCGTTCGTGACGAACATAGCGGGTGCATCGCGCTCTTTCGGCGCAATAGGCCGTTCGCCATGATTCGGGTCCACTGCGGCCAAATGTCCTCCGTGAACCGTTTTTTGAATGGTGGTGAAGGGTTGCTTCTTCACATCGAAACGAATGCCGTTTGCGCCTTTGTCCCATTTCCACGCGAGGGTAGCGGGCATTTCGTGACCCCATGCGTCCATATCCCCCGACAGATAGACGGGCGGAGCAGTGGCTTCGGAGTCGGGGTGGATTGGGCCGACGTTTGCTTGTCGTGGCCCGATGCCTCCACCCATCATCATAGGAGCGAATGTCGTTGTGTTCGGGTTGTTCCCACGCATCAATTGGTAATTTGCCGCTTGGGCCAATTGCTGCATGTTGCCGCGGTTGAGCGTATTCGTCATCAGATTAGACGGCGTGGTGTTGAACACATCTGCACCGTATCGTTCCATAATGCTGCGGGCCATTTCCTGCATCACAGTTCCAAGGTGCCCGTCCATTTGCGAAAAGTGCCCATTGTGGTAATCGTGGTATGCTTCATCGCCGGGATGTCGCTCGCGCGTAGGGCCAATGCGGGGTGCGCCCATGTCTGCGTGCGCGGACACAATGCGACCGAGAGGCTGCTGAGTCAAAGCCATAGACGGGATAATCATTCGGCCTTCGTTTCCAATGACTTCGCTTGGATGCAAATGCTGACCGTGCGAAACGGCAGACCAAAGACCACGACGACGATTGAAGGAGCGCACGCGAGGGTGTTCCGAACCTGCCTCCCACCCTGTCGAGATCGCAGGACGGTGGGGGTGTGCCTGCATATCAGGATGATTTGCAGTTTGAGGGAAGAACGACGAGCCGCTGCCGTGGTAGGAGTCTTCCGCATCACTGAGAGGGTGCTCCCTGCTCACCATGAACGACATGAGTTCATCACCAAGCCAACCTTGGAACGCAGAGGGGTAGGAGTCGGACATCATTCGACGCAGGGAGTTGGCATCGCGTCCAACCCCGCCCCACCATTGGTAAGGCTCCCACCAATGGTGCGTGTGCGATGGAAGGATGGAGGCTTCGTCACGAACGTATGGGGATTTGAAATGGTGTAGCCCCTCCGTCGGATCGGGGGACACGGGACCGTGCCGGTCTGAAGGCCGCTCCCACCACCGGGTGAGTGGCAGTGTTCGCTCAAACCAATTCCGCTTAGCCCTGTCCCACGAAAGACCGGCACCGGCCTTCATGGTGTTCATCAATCTGCGTGCTTCGGGTGAGTCGGAACCCTCCGTTGCTCCCATCTCTTTGAGGATGTCCATGAAAGCCATGCGCTGCTCAGGCGTTTGCCACTCAAGGCCGAACAAGTAGGAAAGAAGTCCAAGGCGACTCATGTTCTTCACGATACCGTCGTCTTTTTCGATGGACGAACCCCACTCTCGCATTTTGCGCTCGCGGTATTCTTCGTCACTCAGGAAATTGTGACGGTCCCTATCCGTCATGTAAAGGTCAAGAAGGGACTCAGAAGGGCGACCGAGAAGATCTTCCATTTCACGAGGAACGATACCCCGCCGTTCCATTTCCTGCATCGTGTTGAGCAGCATATGCCCGTCTTCATCTTCATTGATGAGGGCAAGAAGGTGCTCTACGAAGTGCGGCTCTCCCCACTGCGAACCTTGCAGGAGAGGCATTGTGGGATTATCCCACGAAAGCGGATGACGCTTTCCAAAGGGGTTTTCGTCGTGAGCCTGCGGCCAGTCCTCTGCATAATTCGTGCTAAAACGCCGCTGACCTGCGATATAATCCTCATACCCCCCGACGGGGAGGTTGAGATTGCTGACGATGGATGGCTTGTCGAGGTCTTGCATCCGATACGGTCCCTGCTCCATAGCGGGGAACATGCTCATGAGCATGGCGTCTTCCTTTTCGATGGCGCGACCATCGGCGTAAAACGCTTCAGCCGCCTTCAAAAATTCAGACGGATCGAAGTCCACCTTTGTGTGGAAAGCAACGAGGGCATCTGTCCGAAGACGGACGAACTCATCACGGTTCATCTTCTCGCCCCCATCACTGTCGGGTGGCGATTTTCTCCACGAGGTGGGCAATCTGATTCAGCAAACCTGAATCTCCACCGCTCTTGTTGAGCGTGGTCAGGAGTTCTTCTATGGGTGCGATGTTCCAATTGCCATCCTTCCTGTCGCCACCATCACTCAATTGCATATGCAAAGCAGTTCCCTTCTCGTCATAGCCGGTCTTGGCGAAAGCGAAAATCTTCGCCTTCTCGCTGATGGGAGAGCGGTCAGGTGCAACGTCGGTGAAAGCAGGAACCATGCCGTTTGTTTGGTATGGGTGCGCCTCAACGGCAGTGCCGCCTGAAAGGTCCATGAATTGCGGAGATGCGTTTTCAACCGAGCCCTCCTGTTGGTATTTCAGGAGGATTTCGGGAGCGATGTCCATATCAGCACCAAGTCGGATTTCTTGCGCGTCGTCCTTTGCGCTATCATGAGCGACTTCGTTCAGAGGGCAGTGAACTGCGACCTTTGGCATTCCCATACCGCATGGTTCGCCGGGATTCGCACCGCACATCATGCAATTTGGGGACAGATCTCCTTTCTCCATCTTGTCGCCGCACTCCCTGTTGCACTGTGCCTTTTGCTTAGAGGTGCATTCGGAGTAATTGCATCCGAAGTGCTTTTGGCAGTATTTGTTCTTCTCATCCATGTCTGCCTTCTTGACCTTTCCACCTCCACAGGTGGGGCAGGAGGGGTCTTCGCCCTTGCAGCCCATGCACTCAATGTTCTTCTCCTTGGAGCCGCCACCGCCGTGCATTGGTTGGTGGGTGCCTCCGGTCGAGGAAGTCATGGCCGCCTTCTCAGGATCGCCTGCTTTGCTCGCTTCGATTTTGCGCCCAACCGTGGCTTCCCACGAGGAAATCTTGCCGTCCTTGTCGCGGTCAGCGAGTTCGGGGTTCTTCAGGGCCCTCCGTTCCATTTCCTTGACGATTGCGAGCAGTTCACCTTCAGGGGTGCTCATCGGGTCCTTCCATCGTGGCTGCATGTTCTCACCTGTAATTTCGGCTTGACGGGCTGACCTTTGCAGGCATGGCCGCTTCTGCCTCTTTCCATTCACGGATTTGTTCATCACGACTCTTGGAGATGAGAGCCCCATCGCCGGTATTAAATCCCGAAGTGAATGATGGCGAATCGCCATTTTCCCGCTGAAGAGGGTCGAATGCCTCGTCAGCGAGAGGTGTGACGGCCCTCAGCCAACCGGCCTTTTGCATGAGGGTAGCCGGATCGTCCATAGCCTTGACGAGCACCGCTTCGCGCTGCTCAAGAGATTCGATGCGAGAATTGAGGCGACGGATTTCGCCGGTCAATTCCTTGAGCAATTCAGCCGTAGCCTCACCCACGTTGAGTTCTTCGCTCATTCACATACCTCCCATCATTGGACCGGGCATCGGCATACCGCCGGGTGGCATTCCGGCAGGACCGGGCGCGGGCATGTTCGACAGAGAGCCGGGACCGGGCATACCCGGCATACCACCGCCGCCCATTTCCATACCGGGCATGTGCTGAACCATTGGTGCATCACGGAGGCGGATGACTTCGCACATGTTGCGTAGGTCCTCTACACGCTGACGAAGAGCCATCAAAGACTGAGCGTGACCGAGCACCGTTTCCCCATCAAGGTCTTCGGTGTATCGGGACTGACCAATGGTGCCAATGTGTGCCGTGAGGTCAGTGGCGAGGTCAGTGAGTCGTTGCTCAACGTCAGCCAACGCCTCTTTAGACGAACCGTAGACCTTTCCTGATTGCATCAAGGCATTCATGTCAGCGGGTGAGGGACCGGCTGCGGGGGGAGGTGAAGGTGGGGCCGGAGGGGTGACTTGACCGGGCATGGAAGCCAATTGACCCGTGCCTTGGTCGTCCGCCTTGCGAATGTCGGACATGATCGCGAGCGTCCTCATGCGGTCCGCAATTGAAGGGCTACCGCGATACACGCTGAATCACTCCATTTGCGGTCGCCAAAAGGTGGTAGAGCGTCCAAGACGGGACACGCCAAGAACCGTCGCGCCCTCTGTTCCGTCGTAATCACTGACGGTGTTCTTGTGAACGGCTACGTTTCCGAGAGAACGCCCGTCACCAAGCACGCCGTCATCGCTCTTGGAAATGGCTGCCGTGGCGGCGAAGGACTTGGCGAGGTCAAGGTCGCCTTCAAGGACCGCGAGAGCGTTCTTTGCGTCCTCAAGATGCTTTCCCACATCATCCATGTTGTTGTGAACAATTGCTTGCTGCATGGCTTCCATGCTCGCAACCGCACGACGAGCCATGGGGTCCATTTTCTGAATCAAGCCAAAATCGAGGAAACCTTCAGTCATCTCAACCAATCCTTCGGAGGACGCTATCGCTCATGAATGTTCCGTCATTTCATGTGCCCATGCGCCGGTCCATGTTGTTCAAGCGTTCGTCCACATTTCGTTCTTCAGGTGACTTCTCAGAGTCGCGCCGGTCTTGGACGGTTTGGCTCATGTGATGTTCTCCCTCAAAGCGATTCACGCGGTCGGGCGATTGGCCCGCACTGCGCCGACTCTTGAGGCCCAATTGCGCATATCCTTGGCGGCGAAGAGGTGTGAGGTCTGTGCCGTTCGTGGTGGTCAGTGCTTCGGGCACAGGGACGGCACCGTGAACGGCGTCATTTACGATGCGCTTTACGAGATCGTCAGCGGTTGACGCGGGGTTCCAATCGCTTGTTTGCACAGGACCTCCACCCGGTGGTGCCGGACCACCTTCAGGTCCCGGTCCCATTTGTGGCGGTGGGGGCGGTGCTTCCTTGAAGTCGAAGTGCAGATAACCATCATCGTCACGCAGCCGCGCATCATAGCCCGCCTGCTTCATTTGCAGCATGTTGCGAATCGCCATCTCGTCGCGGCGCATCTGCATGATTTCGTCTTCCTCTTCGTGAGGGTTCAGAACCATTTCCCATTCATCAATTTGGAACGCAGCAAGAAGGGTAGGGAACAAACGACCGTTGTAGAGGTTCTGACTGGCTGCAAGGGCGCGGTTTGTGACCACAATCTGCATACCTTCGTTGTTCAGCCCACCCCCACTCACGTCATTCATGAACACGTTCGACACACCATAGAAGGATGAAATGCGCTGCCTAATATCGTCCTTGATTGGGATGTATTGCAGTTCCTCCAAGGTGTCCATCATACGAACGTATTCCAATCCACCCCGCCCGCTCTCCGTTTCAACACCAACGGTGGGGATGTATTGTGGGTCGCGCTCAAGATGTTCCTGAATGTTGCGAGCCGTGCGCTCAACCGTTTCAAGGTTGGACGACTTGATGACCATAACACCGCGAGGCATCCGCCGCTTCTGATACGCCGCATACACATAATTGTCCATAGCAATTAGCGTATTCACTTGACGCCACAGGGTCGCAACGGGCGAACGCCCATACAACTTGGAAGGGGACCATTTGCTGAGATGAATGACTTCGCCTTCAGTGTAGACCTGACCCGACCCCACGCCTGCGAGGTTCATGTAGTGGATGGGAACGACGGGAAGGCCAGTCTTCGGGCACTTCTCGTCTTTGTCGCTTGTGCGGAATGACCTATCAAGCAGACTCGTGTATTGCTTCCCACCCTTGACACCGCGCTTGTCCGCGACAATGCGCATGAAGATGGGGTCAGCGCGAGTAATTTCCTTGATTCGGTAGAACTGTGGCTTCCCCGTGTTTGGATCGACGAAGTATTCCTTGGTGAGAATGATGTAAGCGTCGTCCACGATATTGAGGTCCATTTCGATTTCGCGCATGACTTCAAGGAAAGACTGACCCATTCGGTTGTCTTCGTCAAGCAACGCCTCAGCATATTCCAATTGCGCCTTATCGGCAGGGCGCACCTCTCCCCCGCACTTCGTGCAATTGTCCACGTCCTTTTTGTGCTCATGGTCACAAGAACGGCACTTTTTCACGAACTTGGGTCGCCACTGCCACCCCTTCCTGAATGTCTCTGTCGCCAAATGGTTCAGAATAGAACGAAGGACGAGGCATTCAAACGCAGCAGCATAGAGGGCGGGAATGGTGATGCCTTGCAGCAAAGCCGGTTCCTGCACACCAGTGGTGAACAGGGGCATTTGGGGAGTTGGCGTTTCGTGCCGCTCCATGTCTACGCCGATTGCCGCAAAAAGACGATCGACACGCTTCTTCTCACTGACCATCGTTTAGCCCCCTTCGCGTCAATTCGCCTTCGCTAACGCCCCAAGACTTGAGCAGTGACACTTGCGTGTGCGGGCCTGCCGTTTGATAGGCGATAAATCGAGCAGCCCATGCGTCACCGTTCACACACCGGAGCAGCAAATCGGCTTCGGGCTTTGCGTTTGTGAGGTGGGGAAGGGACACTTCGCAGGCTTTCAACACGGCCCGGTCGCCTTCGATGACGAACTGATTGCCCTCCCACATGATGTTGCCCACACCCAACGTATGCTTCAACACGTCGGCATAATCCCCCCCACGTTTTGAGTCGAACGGCAGGATGAGGCGCGGGGCATTAAGAGGCGTCATGCCGATTTCTCCGCTCATATCCCACAAATTGGCGATGAACCTATCCACAGTCTTGAGCAGAATGGGAGGTTTGGTGCAACCATAGTAAAACGAGCGATCGTCAGCACGCCGACCTTTGCCTACCGTATGAATGTCGTAAAGGAAACCATGCGACTTGATGAGAGATGAAATCTCGCCCGACGTGCCTTGAAGGCCGTGCGAGGTCATGGTTTGCACATTCATGTCCCCGTATTCGCCAATCAGTTCGGCAGCCTTTGTGAGAATGCCTCGCTCACGACGACTCAAGCGAGATTCTGCACTGAGTCGGTCGCCCCATTCTTTCCATACCATTTCCCGCTCTTCGTTCGTTTTCGCTCGTCGGGATGCAGCAACCGCTTTTCTGAAGGGCAGTTCCAAACGGTCAGCATGTTGCGCGAGCATGGCGAAATCATGGTCGCGGACCGAAATGTGTCCCCAATCTTCCGCCTTCCACCAATCGAAATCAGACAGAATGGCGTCCTGCTCCTGCTTTAGCAGATTGAGCAAACGAGGCACCATATCTCCCTCTCCATTCTCTTCCATGATTTTGATGATGGCCTCGCCGTCCACTCCGAAGTTGTCGATGAAGAAGGTCTTAGACACGCCCACGCGCGGGGGCGCGTTCGTTCCCGGTTGTTCGGTCGGGACGCCTGCGTTGGCGTTGCCGGTGAGGCCAGTGATTTGCGAACCGGCGGTAGCCTCCGGTGGTCGCTCTTCCGTCGGGTTTTTCTCGGCCTCGCTCTGCTCCCGACGTGCATCGGCAAGTTCTTTCGTCTTTTCTGCGACCTTATCCTTGGCGGCACTCGCCGCCATAGAACCGCCAACTCGGAGGGCTGCGGCAGCCAACGGGGCCAATTTCAGGAGGGTTGCCATATCAGAAGCAGACGTTTCAATTCTCATGCAGCCCACCCCAAGCGTCGTGTCCATTCGGATCCGTCAAGCACTACGATGGCGTCTTTGAACTCCTTCGTGGCCTGCACTGCGAGAGCGAGGGCCATAACGGTGTCGTCGTGTTTGCCGAGAGATTCCATTTTACCGTTAGGAAGCATGGTGAACATGGACAACTCGTTTGTCAGCACATCCATGAGGCGGCGCGTTGCCCCGTCGTCCTTGTATGGGAGAATCAAATGCCGTTGTTCAAAGTGCAATTGCAGCGTGTGAATGACCGCTTCCTTCTTCATGCGACTCATGGTGAATGGCTTGACGGGCAAGTCGCTGATTTCCTTTAGCACCTGATGGAATGCTTGAGCGAAGTTGTTCGTTTCCAATTCGATGATGACGGGGTTATAGCGCGTGTTCAGTTCTATGATTTTGTCGATTTGCGAACTGAAGTCCATACCCTTCTCGCGGTGCATCCACACCACGCGCTTGTGCTTGTTCTCGTCTACGGCGAGCACAACCATACAGGTGTAGTCAGCAGAACGGTCAGGGCTAATTGCAGGATCCCAACCGACGTAGTAATTGACTTCTTCGCGGTCTTCTTCCGGTATCGAATACGGATCGAATTGGAATGCCCATGATGTGTCTTTGCATGGTTCAACCATTTCTTCGGGGAAGAGGCTCGCATCACTGGCGATTGGGCGGCACAAGTATTCGCGCGTGAACGCGATAGAAGTCATTTCGCTACGTCGTGCTTGAAGGGCCTCAAGGCTCCAACGCTCAGGCCACAATGGGTCGCCTGTTTGTTCGCTGATAGCCGGATATTCCTTAACCGCATATCCCTTGAGCGTCTTCAATTCTTGATAGAGGTCGGTGTAGGAGAAAGGCGTGCCGACAATGCACATCTGTGCCGTGTGGTGAAGCACGGGTAGGAGGGCGGTGTAGAACCACGAGGATATGTGGGCTAATTGCGTGGATGCTTCGGACGACAGAATGTCGTCAAGCACCACAATGTCGGGGTGGGCACCACGGACCGCTTTACCAACGGACATGGCCGAAATCGAGGACTTGTTCGTCATCTTGAACTTCTGCTTAGCCCACCCTCGCTTCGGCTTCAGGTGCGCAAGCACAGGCGTAGACATGATGAGTTCGTCCATCTTTGCCATGTGATCGATAGACTGATGCTGACTGTGTGAAAAGAATAGGACCTCCGTTCCGGGGGTATAAGCCATCTTCCACAAGAGATACACACGATAGAACACGGATTTGCCGTGGTCACGGGATGCAATCACACAGGTTTTGTTGTGGTTCTCTGATAGGTTGAACCACTCTTCGTGAAAGTCGGCCAATTGGTAGCCTTCTTCCTTTCCGCAGATTTCCTCAAAGAAGAATTTGAACGAACGACGGCCCATCTCCCAATCGACGTTGTTCGTCAATTTGAGAACGGCCTCGCCGCTCATTGGAGATCACCCTGCGACCAACCATTGGGCAGCAGGGAATAATCCGCTGAGGTGTCGGGCTGCTGCTCCTTCAAAAGACGAGCCCGAAGACTTTCGGGGAGCAAAGAGAAGTCGTCGTTTGACGCCTTCTTTCCGTAATTTGGTTCAAGGACCGCATAATTGCCTTGTTCCCCCTCTCGCTCCGAGATTTGGCCCTGAGAGCGAAGCCGGTCCATTTCCTTTCGACTCACATAGCCCTTCTGCTCAAAACCGGCTCCTTCACGGGGATTGTCCCAATGAACCTCTTCGGTAGCACCCTCCAATCCCTTCGACCTGAATGGGATGCGCGTTCCGCCCGTCCCGTCTCCGGTCGGCAGCATGTCCGGCAGTAGTGCATCGTTTGCGTTGGCCTTTGGCTCGCTCATAGGTGGTCCCTCAGACCTGTTAGGAGTGTCAGCCATTGAAGAAGGCTTCGGACCTACCTCTTGCGAACTGAACAGAGGGCCACCTCCTTGCGAATCCTTATCCCGCCGTTCCGCACGCTTCTCTTGCCTTTCCTTAGCAGCACCGACTGTCGCATCCGGTTGCTTGGGAGCCTTTGGTTTCGCCTTTGGTTTCGCCTGCGGCACTTTGTCTTCACCAAAGCCAAGTCGTGGTCCGGCTCCTTGAAGTCCCATTGGTTGTGCTTCGCGGGGCCCTCCTTGTGATTGCTCAGGCAACATCCTGTCGTTTCGCGTTTCCGTGCGCGGCGCGGGCAGATTGCCGATTGGTGGTCGCCTCATTGGGACCTGAGATGGGTCGAGCGATCTTGGTGCGGGGAGAAGGCCGCGCGGCCCCCCTTGCCCTTGAGGAAGGGCGCGTTGTCCCTGTTCGGGCGGTTGTTCCGCCGCTTGACGTGGTTTGCGTTGCGCATAGGGTTCTCCGCTTTGCTTGATGCGCGGTCCCATGAACTTGTTCGTTTTTCGTGCCGCCTTTGCGGCATCTCTTCGCGCATCACTCGCTGAAGCCATAGAGGGCGGCTCGCCCGTGGCTCGTGTCGTTTCTGCTTCAGTCGGAGCGGTTGTTTCGGGTGCTTCGGACTCAGGAGCAGCATTCTGTTGGAGCGTGGGCGGGGCACCTTGAGCGCGGCGAGCCTGTCGCTGCTGCTGCGCTTGGCTCCAACCTTGCTTGAATGCACGGCCCATGTTCCCTGCCTTTCCTGCTAAACGTCCGGCCCCGCGGGCAATACCGGGAATAGCGCGGGCAGCCGCTCCTACGCCTGCTTCACCGACCGCGGTTGCAGCGCGGTTTGTGGCATCATACGCAGTTCCGATGCCCTGCTTCACTGCTTGACGAGTTTCGGCACGACCCTCCTTTCTCCGTGCTCGCTCATCTTGGTATTGTTGTTGCTCATCGAAAAGATTGAACTTCACCAAATCCCATGCGGTGTCAAAAGCCTGCTCGGGAGTCACTTCTTTGCGCATTTGATGGCCGGTCATTTCGACACGGGCCTTGAGCAGAAGATCGTCCCAACGGTCCATTCACTCCACCCCGCGATATTGCAGATAAGCCATGCCCTTGTGAATGCGATCGGCAGAAGCCATCATGTCATCATCAGCGGACATTTGCATCAAGCCCTGTTGTGCCTGAGCCATCTGTTGCTGCCCTTGTTTCTGATTTTGCCCCGTCTTGTATCGGTTATAGGCTAATTGACCCAACGCCGAAAGCCCACCCGTGGCGATCATAGCAAGAGGGTTATATCCGACACCTCCGGTCTGCTTCTGTTGAGCCTGCTGCATACCTGCTCCGGCTTGTGCGGAATACAGATTCGCCAAAGCCTGTTGCCCTGCTCGTGATTGCGGCCCCTGTTGGCCCTGCTGCTGCGGTTGCTGCTGCTGCGTTTGCTGCTGCTGCGGCCCGCCACCTTGAGGCCCACCTCCACCGGGTGTCGTCGGTGGCCCACCGCCGGGTGTCGTCTGTGGTCCACCACCGGGTGTTGTTGGAGGAAGGGGCATGTTGCCATTGGGGTCAAGACCTTGTGGGACAGGAGGGGAAGGAGTAGGAACTGTTTGGTTGCCGCCGCCGCCACTACCACCGCCGCCGCCACCTTGCTGCACTTGTCCTCCGCCACCACCGACCGTCATGGGAGCCGTCGTTGTTGCCGCCGTTGCTTGTTGCGCCGTTTGACCGACCGCCTGCGGGACAGGAATTGCTTGTGCTTGTCTCGCTTGCTCAAATTGTGCTTGGCCCTGCGCCCTTTTGTCAGCACCCATTGTTTGCATTTGTTGGTTCATCTGCTGACCTTGGGCTCGTGCTTCTTGGAAGCCGGTCTTTACCGCACTTCCTACATTTCCGATTCCCCCTGCCATGCGCCCAACACCTCGGCCTAAACCTGCCATGTAGCCGCCCACGGGTCTTTGCGGCAAGAAGTCGCGCGGGGCCTTTTCCAAGGCTTCTCGCTCTTGCATGAGTCGAATACGGGCCATGCGATCTGCGTCAAACCTCGTCATTCAAACACCACCTTGAGGACCTGAAAGGTGTCGTAGTCCATATCCATAGACTTCGCAATCTCTTCCCAATGCCCACGGCTATTGAGGATAGCCGCAATTTCTGAAGAAGGAACGCCGAAGTGAGTCGCTGCAAGAGCGATGTCCGTTGGGTTGGATGCGGAAAATGCCGTGCTCGGCATGGCCTTCACGATTCGTTGGTCTTGAAGAGCCATTTCGCGTTGCACGTCTTCAAGAACGGCGTCGATTTCCTCTTTGCCAAACAGACCACCGAAGACCCGACCCGCACCTCGACCGAGGGATTGTGCGAGTCTTTCGCTCATAGAAGGTCCCCTATTGGCCGCTACGGCCTCGTTCCGTGGAGGGCTCGTCACTTCATCAAGGTTGGGGGCGACGGGCCTTGGTGTAATGGGTTGTGGTGGCGGGGGTTGCACAATTTCCGGCTGCACGGGTGGTGCGACTGGCGGGTGCGGGACCTGTTGCTGCTGCACGGGGACAGGGGGAGCAGGTGGTTCAACAGGGACGGGAGGGGCCACCGGCTGCGGGCGCGTGACCGCGGGTGGCTGCTCAGGTGGCTCAGGTCGTTCGGGCTGAACGGCTCGGGATTGCGGGCGCACAAGGCGCGAGGGGTCTTTGATATGCTCCGGCACAAAACCGGGGTTTTGCTGATTTAGGTAATTGACGATACCGGAAACGAGCCTGTCTCTCCTGTTGCTCCCCTGCCCCATTTCCATGTAAAATGCCTGTCCGTTGTCGGGGAGCATGTCTTCGTAGTGGCCTCTGAAAGCATTGTAGAGAGCATTACCATAGTGCCCATAATTCGCCATAGAGCGATCGAGAATGTTCACACCGCGCTTAGTTTCCAAGGCTCCTTCGGGTAGGTATGTGGAGTAGTCGTGTGCGGTGTATGTTGGAGCCTGCTGCTGCTCAACCATTTGCTCAGCCGGATCGGGCTGCTGCACATGCGGACTGGTGTTGCGAATGTTGTAGGTGTGTTGAAGCGGCGTCAGTTGGTGAGGCATGTATTTGCTCAGCACGGGGTGGCTCGCCCACACCTGACGCACAACGTCCGGCGTCAAATTGTCGCGCGTGTAGCCCTGACGCGCGAGCGAATCCATGAGATCGTAAATGTGCTTTCCCGCCTCGTGATTGATGTAGACTGAGTTCGGCTGAACGCGGTGGGACTCGATGAACTCCTTTGTGTCCCGACCGCCGCGCATTTGCTTCAAGCCCTCAGCGTATGGTCGCGCCCATGATTCGGGAAACTTGTTCTCCTTGTCCCTGTTGCCGATACGCAGGTGCATTTGCCCCTGAGCGTCCACAATCCACGGGTTGTCCTTTTGCATCGGGCCCCACTGACCGCTTCGCCACGTCTGATTGAGAACGGTGCGTCCGAGGTCAGTTTCAAACGGTGCAGGGAGCGGGGCAGGGATTTTGCTTGGGTCCTTGCCCGACATCAACACCTCCTGCCGCTTCGCTTCCCAAATGGCGTTTTGCGAATTGACGGCTGCGTTGATTGTGCCTGCCCCTGCACTGATGGCTGCCTGAACGGCGTTTTGGTAAAGGTCCTCCATACCCGGCTGCGGTCCGGCGTGGACGATGGCTGCGGTGTTTGCGTCGATGAGGCCCTGATAGATGGCCTCCCACACTGCGTCTGCTTCAACACCAGTGAGATTTCCGCCGCCAATGTCTTCCATAGGACGCGGCATGGCCTCAAGGCCACCGGCTCCGGTCATACCAATCAATTGCTGAATCAGGGTATCGAAGTCGTAGTGACCCTCACCTTTCGTGATGATGCACGAACTAAGGACAGACCACGGGCTCATCGCTTCCCCACCACGCCTGCTGCGAGCAACGTGGATGGATCTTCAAACCGCCACGCCGCCCGTTCTTCATCACGAACCTCTGTTGGACCCGTGGGGTCGGAGGCGCGGTCAGGACTCGCCTGAGCGCCCCGCTTCGATTGATTGTCGTTCTCGGGTGACGCCTTCAATGGGTCGCCCGCGAGAGGGTCATGAACCAACGACCCCATCGAGTCCGCATTCTTTGGCTTCTTGAATTGCCTCATGGACGTGCCTTTGGGTGCGCTGACGTTGAACTTCGTCCCGCTTGGCTCACGTCCAATGGTCTGAATCTTCCCCTGAATACCGCGCGTGTCGCGGTGAACGGTGATGTCCCGAGGCAAAGCACCCTGCTCACGCCGCATCCGTTCGTTCGCCAATTTGCGCTGATAAGCCACAGGATCGCGGATTCGGAGAGGGACGCCGCTCGCGCGAGGATTGCCGCTGAACATACGACGAGGGCTAAACGCCTGTCGCTTTGTCCCGCGGTCGAGGGATTGTTCGGCGGCGGCAGCGCGGCGAGCCGTTTTTCCTTTGATGTCGCGGCTTGACTCCTTTTTGCCCTGCTTCATCTTCCGCTTTCGCTTACGTCGCTTCTTGGCGCGGCCCTTTTTCTCTTCCTCTTCGGACTCGTCGTCGTCTTCGTATTTGCGCCCACGAACCTTCCGCTTCGCCTTGATGATGTCGCTGAGAAGTGTTGGTCGATCTGCGGAGGCGTTCTTGTCTTGCCACGAAATAGATTGGTCGTTGAATGCGCCAAATTGACCGACACCGGGCCTCAGTTCATTGAGAGGGGGAGCGCGTTCCGCGATACGTTGAGGGTGAAAGTCCTTCGGCTTCAAGGCGACGTGTGGTGGGGTAGGGACGAAGACTCGGATATCTTCGCTCCCGATGTCGTCCACAATTTGTTGGCGGGTATTTTCGGCACCTTGCCTGATAGCCTCTTGAATATCGGGTTCGCCGTCTCTGTAGAAGTTTTCGTGCAATTCTTCCCCACTTAGCAAGTCATCATCCATCGGATTATCGCGGGCGTGTTTTCCACTCACCACCATAGGGGCCAAAATCTGTGAAAGTTCGTTGCCGTCCCTCCTATTCGCAATAAAACCACCAAGCATTCGATGGCCCGTTTCGTAGCCCCTGTCTGCGAGTTCCTGCATTTCCGCAGCGGCAGCATCGGTCTTTCGTTCGACGGCTTCGTCCGCAGGCGAGGCTTTCAGCAGCCCCCAAATGTCTTCGACAATTTCCATGCTACGGCCAAAGAGAAGGCCCGGTCCTTCACGACGAATAGGACCGACCTGACCGCCGTTGGACGCAGCGATACCCGATGGGGTGCCCATGTCAAGACCCGTCCCCGCTTCTGCGAGCATGGACTCGGCCTCGGTTTGAGGGGTTGAATTGAGCGTGTCTGCGATTTCTTCGGGCTTGACTGAAACGTGTGGGAGTTCGCCGCTCATCTCACGCAGGGCCTTCTTTCGCCGTGCTTCAGCATCAATCTGTTCTCGGAAAGACTCAGACATCGCACCTTCTTGGGAATGGTGGGAGAGGCCGTCGGCATTTTCGTTGGGGTTCACGTCGTAGTCGCCAACCATTTCACGACCGTTGAAACCTCCGGTGAACTCTTGAACTCGGAGGGCTTCTTGGCCTACTCCGCGTCGAGGGTTCCCCATAGGCATATTCAATCACCCCATTCACACAATCGGCACTGATTGGGGTTCTTTGGCTTGAGCCACTTCTCTTCGCCCGTTTCATCAAAGTGAGCGTCATCGATGTGTTCCGTCCCGAAATCAGAAGCGGGCATCACTTCTCCGCAGGTTGGACATTCGCGCCCGTCCCCTTTCAAAAGGGACCATGCGGCCTTAAATGCCTTTTTTTCCGTCATCAACAATTCCACCTTTTCAGTGCAGCACCTTTCGGTGTCAGTTTGCCACCTTTGCTCGTCGGGCCTTTGACGCCGCCCATGCGGGCGCAGAACGACTTGCGGCGCTTTGCCTTCTTCGATCCGGGCTTCAACGAGGACGGCTTATCCGTGACAGGGGGTTTGAGGTTTGCACCTTCCTTGCGCTTTGCGGCGGCGCGGCCCTTAGCGTTCAGTCCTCCCTTTCGACTGTGCTTGTTTGGGTTATAGCCGTGGAATGGCTTTTCCCCCTTGATGAGTTCTTCGCGGACATAGAAGGCTTTAGCCAACGTGTAGCAAGATTCGCAATCGCACATTTTGACCATGGTTGGTTTCCCTCCGACTCCTTGTGGCTTTGACCGTTTGCGGCGTGTCGCCGCCTTCTTCTCCTTTGAACTCATGTTGCGGGTCGTTTTAGGGGTGTCGGAAGACACCTTCTTGGACGGACGGCATTTGGGGTAGCCACGAGACGACGTGTCGGCCTCCCCGCGTCCACAAGGAGGGTGCTTCCCGTCTTTGTCTTTTCTCGACACATCGACCCATTTCTCCTTGAACCAACGGCGCAAGTCCTTTTCGATTAGAAGTTCGGAAAAGGGGACGGTCAATCCTTGCCCCCCTTCCCCTTCTTTTTCCATCCGCCGCCCTTCGATTTATACCACTTTGCGGCCCAACCGTTTGCGTAGGCTGACGGGTAGACCTTGAACTTGGAACGGGCTTTGGACTTGGCCTGCGACCACAAGCCGGGGTTGGTTGGTGCATTTTCCCCTTTGATGAGGACTGACCACGCCTCACCAAACGCCTTTTTCACGCCATCCTTTTCACGATAGCAGGGGCATTTGGGTTCCTTCTTGGAACACTTCTTCACGCCCGTCTTCATGCAGACACAGGGTTTCGCCGCCGTTGCCCCGCAGCAGCAGGATGGTTTGCTAAGGCGTTCGCTCATGCAATTGCTGCGATAACGTCAGCGTCTTTTAGCATGTCGGCTCGTATGTCTTTCACCACAGATAGCGCAGGTCCGAGATTGTCTACGCCAACATCGGCACCCCATGCTCGTAAATGACGAACGAGAACTTCAGTCGCAAGATTCGCCCCGCTGCCTTCAGCAAAGGGGCAACCGCCAAGTCCACCAATGGACGAGTCAAATTGACTGATCCCCGCAAAAATGCCCGCACGGATTAGCCGGAGGGGTTTCGATTCGTCCCCTTTGTGGTGGAGATGAAGAGCGGCTTTGACTCCCGCCTCTCGTGCTAAACGAGCAAAGGTAGCAACGTCCCTTTCAGTCCCAACCCCCACCGTGTCGGAAAACACAACAGTGTTTCCGAACATAGCCGCATCACGCACCACCGAACGAATGGTGCTTTCCGAGAACTCACCGGAGTGAGGTGAACCAAAGGCCATGGAAATGTAGACGCGCACGTTCTCTTTCGGGTAGCCGTTGAGAAATGACCACAACTCGTGAACCAATTCACTTCGCGTCTTCCCCATGTTCTTCATGCTGAAATGCTCACAAGGGCTGAGAACGACATTGACCTTTTCGACACCGACGCCCATCGCCCTCTCAAAGCCCCGACGATTCATCACCAACGCTGAGCCTCGGCCACTGAACACTTCCTCCGCATCTGCCATCTGCGGCACCAATTTGGGATGTGCGAAGGAGACTTCTTCGACGTGGACCAAGCCCGCATCGTAAAGGCAACGGATTAAATCGCGCTTCTTTTGGCTCGGCACGAAGCCGGTCAAAGATTGCAGACCGTCACGAGGACCTACCTCGTAGACGGTCACGCGCACGAGAATGGCCCCCTCAGTCGGTTATAGACGAACGCCGCTTTGGAAGGGATTGAAGAATACCACTGAGCGAGCATGGGAGTTTGTGAATACGAAAGGGACATGGGCTTGAAGGCTTCTTGAAGGGCAATCAAATGCTCAGCGACTTCTTCGCGCGGGACTTGGGGCTCAACCCATTCTCCGTCCGTGGAGAGATCGAGAATGCACATGCGATAGACGATGATGGCCCCGTTTGCTTCAGCGGCGCATTCGTCATGCGATTGCAGGTTGAAAGCATCCAATCCTTCCTTCCATACCTTGACCACTTCTTCCAACGCATCACAGAATTGGAGGGCCCCTTGAACTGTTTGAATGGATTCGGACGAAGTGATGAGACGACCGTAATCGGAGTCTTTCAGCATAAGAGCCGCAATTGAACGATAGTCCGACATGTCTCTTCCTCTCAGTCATACGGTAATGAGGGAAGCGGTCATCCCTCGTCAAGAACTCCTGCGTCACTGAGAGCATTTCGCAGAACCCGCCACTCTTCGGGTGACTTCTCGGAGAAGTGTGCTTGGATGACGGTCAGAACGCTCACCTGCTGCGACTCTTCAATGGTTTGAGCAGCCGTTAGGTATTCGGCAAGATCCGACAAGGTATCACGGATTTCACGGTGCAATTTCACCGCGGTGTCCAATCCTTTGAAATCGAGAATGCCGGACTCCACACGCTCAGCATTCATCAAATCCATATGGTCATTGAACACATCATTCAGCCGGTTGAGGTTGTTTTCCGTCCGGCGCATGGCGTCACCCACGCTTGTGAGAGCACCGGGGATATTCTCAATCTGCGCTCGGCGTTGAATGATAGGGGCAGCGTGCCGCTCCATGTGATGAGAAACTGCGGTTTCCGTCATTTCCAATTCGACGGCCATATCCGCAATTCCGGCAATACCTCCGAGAACAGAAGCCTCAATGGCACTACGCTCAGGATGGGTGCAGATTGGACAATCAGAATTGCTTTCGTTGTGATATTCACCCGCGTGTCGCCTCATGTGACGGTGCGCCGTCCCCTCAGCCCATGACTGTTCGCGGTCCAATTCTTCGACCTCAAGCAAACCCATACGGATGTTTTGCTCGTATTCATCACGGCGCGGGTGTTGGCAGAACGGGCAATTGCGCCGAGTCTGCCTCCCCGTCATGCTACACACACGCTCTCATGCTCTTAAGGGCCTTTCGGGATATGTTGATTGCAGTAAATGCCATTTTCGCGGGTCGGCATGGCTTTGCACTGATTGCCCGATCGTGTCGTGGCCTGACATTGCTTGAACGTCTTCGCCTTCGTCTCTTCCTGTTGTGTTTGTTGAAAGGGCTGCGTCGGAAGCAGGTATCGCGCCCCCTCACGACCGAAAGGAAGCGAATTGACGAATGGCGACCGAGAAAGTCAAAATCAGCCCGAAAAAGGCCGACATCATTTGACCTGCGGTCAGACTCGCACCCTTCCACACAAGAATGACAAAGGAAACGAGCATGAACGTGATGATGTAAATCATGGTCGCACTTTCGACAAGCATCTTCCGTGGGCTGAAAAGGTCCACACTTGCACTGGCCCAATTCATTTCAGCGGGCCTTTCTTGTTGCTTGTCGTTCGTCAAATCATCACCGCCCCTGCCTTAGCCGCAGTGGCCCCGAAACCACCTTGGTTTTGAATCGCGTTGCCCATCATGCCACCAATCAAGTTCCCAAAGAAGCCCGGTTGCTGCTGCTGATTCATCATACCACCCTGCTGATGAGCCATGAGTAGCATTTGGATTTGCTGCTGATTTGCCGTGATTGAGGCTTGTGCGGCCTGTTGCACCTGCTGAAGTGTGAGAGCCAAGTTCTCCTGAGAAAGTGTCTGCAATTGCTGAGGCATTGAGGCAAGGTCCATCTTCATGTGGTCGCCCTCTTGCTTGAGCGTTGCATTAGCGAAGAACTCCTTGAGAGAGAGCATCACGACTTCGCTAATCAAATCCATGACCATTCCCATGTTTTGCGTCACGACAAATGCCGACACCGGATCGTAAAGGCCGAGAAGACGTGAGGTAGCGATAACAGGGTCGTTTGCCTGTTGCTGCATCATGGGATTCTGTGCAAACGTCATCATGGCGGTCGGGTCTTGCTGCTGCTGCATCCCCCAAGCACCCATGCCCATTCCTCCCATACCTTGTGGTTGCTGACCCATGTTGCTCATACCCATGCCACCAACACCAAATTGTTGTGGCTGCGCTTGGTTGTTGTTTCTACTAAAGAGTCCCATTGGTTCACCCCTGTGTCATCACTGCTTCTTGAGGCACTGCCATTTGTTGTTGCGGCACCGCCAATCCTACTGCCGCTTGTTGGCTCATCTGTTCCATTTGCAGCGCCCGAAGGTCGAAGGTGATTGTGACAAGATCGGCGATGCCGGTCATTGGGTTAGGGTGCTGCGTCATGACTACGCCCTTTGAATGTTGGGCGTCCTGCTGCACCATTCGGAAGAACTGTTCGTATTTCCTCAGCGATTCGGGGGTTGAACGATTTTGCTTCGTGCTGCTACTGAGGCCGGGAACCCGAAGGAAACGAGTGCCCTTTGACGTGGCGGGAGCGAAACCCTCGTCTGCCAACTGTTGTTCCTCTACGAGAGAGCGCAGTGTGTGGTAAATGTGGAGGTGTGCGGGACAAAGCGTCGAGTTCATCTCGTCGCCGTGGTCCCCGTGCGTGCGTGCGTGAGGTTTTCGTGCCGAACCCGTCTCTTCGTCAAACCAATAGATGTCGGCCAAGGAAAGGCCGGTGCGCTCATCCGTAATATGATTGTAAGCGTTGTCGCCCTCAAGGAAACGGCGAACGTCCACACCGCAACAGGCACATTCGTGTGCGGCGTTATACCGATAGACCTTGAACAGACCGAGGTTATAATTCGGCGGACGTAGAGCCTTTCGCAGAATCTTGATGTTTTTTCGGCGGGCTTTGCCGGGATTTTTGGGGTTGGTCTTGAGCCGCACTTCGACTGTTGGCATCACCATGTTGTCGTCCATGCCCGAACCCTGCGACCCTGCGCTCGCCATCTCGGCTCGCTGCTGCGCCTTGAGCAATTCAAACGCCACGCCGGTTTGAGCCGCAAAGGCTCTCAGTTCGTCATCGGAGAGCCCTTTCAGGCTCATGCCGCCGCCCATAAATGGCATGAATTGCATGGCTTCCCCGACTGTTGTGAGGACTGACATGATGAAAAGGGTTCCGGCATTCAAAGCATGTCCACAGTGTCAATCACGGCCCTTTCCACGTTCAGGCCATATTGTGCTGCTATTGCTTCCACATTGGTTGCGACCGCCGCCTTACGCAACCTACGCAATTCGTGCTGAAACGGGAGAACCAATGGGTGTTGCCGTTTTAGCCCGTGCTCCCACACGCTTGCCGCCTGCTGATCCCACCACATGTCCATTTTGTTCAGCAAAAGACAAACCACCTTCGGTTTGAACAATTTAGCCCGTTTGCGCTGAACGCGGCTCAGCGTTTCGGGAATGTGTGCGTTGGTAATCATGTCTACGATGTATTGGAACCCGGCGACGGCTTCTTGGCGGAGGTAGTCCGAATAGAGAATGCGATGATCGATAACGTAGAACACAATGCTCACGTTGCGCTCGACCATATCCTCAGCCCACAAGTTCCAATACCGATTTTCACCCCCGATGTCGGCGGAAGTCACTGGAACCCTTCGCCCATTCCACCGAACCTGCTTCTTTGTGCTATGTGGCCGTTCGACCTTGCCGTGTCGCACAGGATGAGTCGTTCGCAATTCATGAGGAATGGGCTCTATGTCACCGGGAACGGTGAGGAATTGGTCGAGGGTTGTTTTGCCACTAAGCGACGGACCATAGACACCGAACCTATGCGGTCGAATAATGCGGTAAAGATAGGCCGCCAGTTGGGCAGAACCCATCAGGACGTGCCCTACGAAAATCCACGAAGACATGACTTTCCCTCAACCGCGGTGGAAGAACCATTCCCACACGGTTGTTGGCGTCACGCTGAAAAAAGCATCGAGGGCAACCATGGCGAGGAAAGTCAAACAATTGCCGAGAACGAACGCGAGCACCGCTTTGACCGTCCAAGTCACACGCTCAAGACGACGCTCATATGCGTTTTCAGCGAGGATGTTCGCCATGGCCTCGGCCTGACGCTCCTGCTGCGTGTTGAAAGGCCACGCCATGAGTCACCCTCACTGTGCGTCCTTATTTTCACCTTCGCTCTGTTGCGGTAGCCCAAATTGCGACATTCCACCATAAGCGTTGAACTCACCGCGCTGCTGCTCTTTGCGCATTCGCCGTTGCTGAAGACGGGCCTGCTGCTGATACCATTTATCGTAGCGCGACTCCTGAGCGAACTCCGCACGCATGGCGAGTGAATCGCGGAGGCCGCCGACGTGGAAAAGCACCATGGAAACGCATAGGAAGCCGAAACAAATGAGGCCATATTGCAGGCCCATTTCAGCCGGTCCCGCGTTGGGCAGATACCAATCGAGGTGACTAAGCGTCACCGAGATGCCTACGAGCAAAGATTGCCACAAAAGCATGGCGATCAGGTTGATATCAATACGATTTTCGTCCAATGCAGCCCATGGTGGAATGGGCTGACCCTTTGGTGGCTGCATCATTCTGCCTCCTTCTTTTGATGAGCGAAATAGAAGGCGAGGGCGTGATTGACGAAGGATGACTTCGACTCACGACCACGCGCTGCCTCCATTTTTGCGAACAAATCGTCCGCCATCACAACGGAAACGTGCCTGCTCATCAGCACTGCCACGTCTGTTATGCCTATGAAGGTTCTCATCAGTGAGATAGCATAGACCACCCGATCGCGAATGCGTCTTGAGATTTGATGAATTGTGCGCTTGGGTGATTTCTGAACCAATCCATATCGGGGATGTTCGCATATGCTATCATTTCAGGCCGAACCCCGCGTTGCCCCCCTCGCCCTCCACTCGTGTCCATGCGGCTATGCAAAATGGTGTTGAACCTTTCTTTGTCATAGAGGGGGCGGGCAAATTGTGAATTGAAAGCGACAATGGGAAGTCCTTGTTGTGCCAAACCACCCGCCCATTCAGCCATAGGTTGCTGCAAACGATCGAAGCCATCCGGTGTGTAATTCGCCCCCTGCTTCAAGTATGGGGGGTCGAGGACGAGAAAATCTTGTTCGGGATTCACAAGGTCACTGTCCATGAAGTCGGCTATACCCATGTTGCGCAAATCCCAACCCCGCATCAACGGAGCATAGTGCGAATAATCCCACGTCGGAGAATAGGGACCAAGCGTCCCCGACCCAATCCTAAACAGACCATCTCTCCGCCTCGTGTGGCCCTGATAAGCAGCCTGTTGGAAGAGCAACCACATTTGCACCATACGTCTCCGCTCTTCGGGGCTCAGGTCTTGCATATTTTGCATGAAGTGGTTCAATGACCCCTCCCTCGGAGGCCATGTCCCTATTCGCCCCTGCGGAAGTCCGCCGCGGATTAGGTCATAAAAGGTGGGTTTTTCTATCATACCTTCGTCATCAGTGAATTGCGACCAATCAATGCTAATGCCTTCAGGGCTAAGCATGTGCTCATAAGCACTGATTAAATGCGGGTCCGAATCAGATAACAAGGCACGTTCAGGTTGCAGATTGAGCGCGATATTGGCCCCACCGAGAAACGGTTCGACTACACGGCGTTGGCGACCCACGCGATTGAACGCATCACGGAGAGGGCCAACATATGATGGGCGGCCTTTGCCACCCGGCCATTTTAACGGAGAGGGCACAATCATTTGCCCTTCAACGTCGTGCATGGCCGCCCAAGCGGCCTGTTCGGGAGTTATAGCAAGCCCTCGGACTTCCCTCATACCTTTGTCCCTGCCCATTCCGGCCCAAAGTGCAATTGCATGGCCCTTTCCATTTCGTCTTCGCCCAGTTGGCGTTTCCCGTCTTTCCCGTGATGCAGGTAAGCGATGTCTACGTTCGGATCCCAACAAGCACGGCAGCCAAGGTCGCCCGTGCGCGGGTCAATGTTGGAATTGCAGTTCGACTTCATTCCCTTCAGCGTTTTGGGACAAACGACTGAGTTCGACCCCACCGCGTCATATGTGGATGCGGAAATGCGTGGGTGACGCAGCAAATCAGCGATATTCGTCCCTGCGTATTCCGCATCGGGGCTGAGGGTGTCCATGGTTTCCCGTCCGGGCAACGAGATGCGCACGTTCACGTTTGATGGGAAAGCGTCGTCTTCCCACCCGCGGGCGTCGAGGAATTGCTCAAGGAACGGCAGTTGGCGAGTCGCCATCCAAAACCGCATATTCTCATTGGGCATGGCTTGGGCAGCCAGATCGCTCACCTGCGAATAGGAACCGGGGCCGCGAGCGTCACCGGCAGTGAAAACACGCACAGGGACGCCACTCGCTGCTTCACGACGCCCAACGCCCTGAATCGCGTCACCATAGAGCACTTCCTGCATTCCTGACATGAAGGGGTCGGAATCACCGAGGGCTTGGTCCATCCTTGCCCACAGGTTGTTTTGGACGTTGTTTTGCTTGTATCGGTTTTCACAAGCGTAGCACTGCCCGCACGCCGAGTCGGGATTGTTTCGCGTGGCGTAAATGCAGGCTTCGGGTGGGAAATCCATGATGCCGACACCGGGCATGGCCGTAGTGCGCGTAAAACCTGAAAACGCATTCCGTGCTCCCGATTGACTCGTTGGCAGGTTCAAGTCCCGAGCGACTTCTGACCACGGGGCGATTTCACGTCCCTCAAGCGGCCAATCGACCAAACGCGGCTTCCCGTCGTCATCACGCATCCAATCGCGCATCTTTCCTTGATTTTCAGCGAGCCAATTTGTGATTTCAAGACCACCACCGCCGCCCTCTGCTAATCTGCCCGATTGTTTCGGTGTCGGATGACTCCCGCCATACCGCTTGTCCCACCAAAACATCTCATCAGGATCGCCCAAAGCCTTCAGCAACACCCCGACGAGGGGTCCAAGAGCGACCGAGCGAAGGACGAGGCTCACCGATACCGCCCCCGCCCGTGCAACCAATTGTTGACATCATACTCGCTAAGCCATTCTCCTTCTCGTCCTTCTTTCTGTTTCAAGTGTTCGATGACCCGTTCATTCGTGATTTGACTCAACAAATCATTCAATGTGGGACGTTTCTTCGCGGTGCGAAGACGCCCACCGTCTTCTTTGGCCCCAAATGCTCGGGATATTGCAGCCGTCACAGGATCCCATTCCTCCCGCGGTCGCGGCTTAAACACCGTTGGGTTCGGAGCCACGGGGGTGCTTGAAACGACATACACTTCGCCCGCCAAATCACCGGGATTATCTGTGGTGTCGTAGCCGACTCTGAGGACGTTATCTTTCGTATCGCCAAACCTATCCGTTATGTCGTAATAATCAGGATGCTGCCAATCTCTCTGTTCTTCGGTGACGACCCGCTTCACGCCCTTTGGTCGAATGAACTCTCCCGTTTGCGTGTTTAGGGTTGGTGAAAGGATAGGGTCGATGCCGTAGACCCACCCGTATTCGCTGCCCACCCCACGCTCTTCCTCTTCGGCGGTCGCTTCTCTGTAATTCCCCTTTCCCGTTTCCGGCATGTTCTGTCGCTTGAAGTCCTCAGCCAAACGACGGCGCAGCATAAGCCGCCCAAGTTCCATACGGAACTCTTCGGGCAAATCCATGAGGGTCTTAGGCAGCCCCTCGCTCTCGCCCGTTTGTGGATCGACAGAAATGCTGTCAAGGTAAGTGTTCAAGGGCTTCAGCATGGGTCGGGCGACCCGCTCAACGGCTTTCATTCGCATAGGGACGGTCGCATGTTGCAGCCGCCTATCCTGCTCAAATTGCCCGCTTTGCTGCATCCAATCGTAGACTTGTCCGAGGAATGCTTCGGTCAAGTTTCCACGAATGCGTTCGCGTGCGGGAATCAGGAATTTGTTCGTCACTTCTTCACGCGGTCCCAAATGTTCCATACCGAACAAATTGGGATAGCCTGCGTCGTAGGACAGGTCGGGATTTTGAGGATCGCGCCAGTCTATGGGAGGGTTGTTCGCAACGGCATAGGCGAGTTTTTCACCGGGTATGTTCCCTTGAAAACGCCAATTGGTGCCCTTTGGCTCCTTCCTCTCCAACGACCAAGCACCATGTTCTCCTTCGGTGTCCATTCCCGCGCGTTTGCGTGCTTCGATAAGGCGGCGCATGGCGACTTTCCGCTCATTGACTCCGACGTTGTGGTGGTGCAACCAACGAGTCAAGGCATAGGCGGGGTCAAATGGTGATTGAACCGTGAAGGCCGCTCGCTCATGCGCCCCCTGTAGTTGTGGGCCTGAATCCTTCCTTCGGTGAGTCGTGTTGGGGCTGCTGAAGGAAGTTGGGGGTTGCCTGTAAGCAAAGGCTGCCTTTGGGTCATCGAGAATCTGAGCAAGCCTTTCCTCAACATCAGAATCATCCTTGCTCGACCACGAATTGGCAGTAAAGTATTTTCGACCTCTATCCAAAGTCGGTTCAGGGCGAAACGCAATATCGGGCGCAGACCAACGGTTGATTTCCGATTGTGTCGCGCTATGGCCCGCTTCGTGGCGGTCAGTGCCAAGAATTGAATGGAGAACGTGAGGTTTTGGCTCCCAACCGGAAAGAACCTTTCCGCCACTTTCGGCCCAACTTCTGTCCTTTCCGGTTCCATCTTCGTTTTGTTGTTGGAGGTGTTGTTGGCGGATGGCCTCGCGGAAGGCGCGGCTCGACCATGTTCGTGTCATGGCGGCGGGAGCGTAGGTGTAAGCGGGGCCGCCGTGATATGCCCGACCGAGCGCGTCCTCATCATCGGCCAAAGACCAATCGCTTCCCGCATCGACCCAACCTTCCGGTCGCTCTCGATCATCTCGTGCAGTAGCCTTCCGCACTACGTCCGCCCACGAAATGCCATCAATGTCCGAAGCGGTGAACATGTCACCGCCCATTTTTTCCTCAGCACATTCATTCCACGCGCGGTCGGCTGCGACCATCGCTTCATACCACTCCCGTGACTCTCGCAACATCTGCTGAAAACGGGCCTCATCATTCCCCGCCATCCGCTGCATTTCAGCACGAACCTCCGGGTCTTTGATTTCGGGCCCCATGGCGAGGGCCTTATCAATTTCCTTCCGCCACCGTTCGCAAAAATCGGGCTGATGGATTGTTGACATGATGTTTGACCTTTTGCCCAAGCGATTCATCACTTCTTGCGCATAAACCTCGGCTGAACGGAGGCAACATTCGTCAATACCTTCGTTGCCCATGACCTCGGGCGTTTCGTCGTCGCTCTCGACCTCCAATTCATTGTCGAGCAGCGTCGGGATAGCCGCCGAAGCAGGGTGGGTGAAAATCCGCGGACCGCCATTGGGTGAGCCGGGTCCGCGCATCACCATGAACCGGCCACGGCTTGTGCAATTGAAAACCTTCCCCAATGTGAGGAATGGGAGGGTTAATAGGGCTAATATGCTCCCCAAGAAGCATGGGTCCGAACGGTCAGCAGCCAATTTTCATTCTCCGCGAAGGAACAGACAGGAAGCACGGTCGCGTTGCACAATCGAACAACATCGCCGCGGCTCGCGCCGTGGCCGATGCAGTGCGGACCACGCTCGGTCCTAAAGGCATGGACAAGATGTTGGTGGACGAGAGCGGAGATGTCATCATCACCAATGACGGTGCAACCATTCTCCGTGAGATGAACATCGACCATCCCGCCGCCAAGATGATTATCGAAGTCAGCAAAACGCAGGAACAGGAATGTTTCGACGGAACGACCACCGCCGTTGTGCTCAGTGGTGAATTGCTGAAGCAGGCCGAAGAATTGCTCGGACAGGGCATCCACCCGACCACCATTTGCGACATTTACCGCACAGTCGGCTCGGAGGCCGTGAACGCATTGTCGGGCTTTAGCAAGGCCACCAAAGACAATACCCTGCTCAGCGTGGCCCGAACCGCTCTCACCGGGAAGTCGTCGGGTGATTTGAAGGAACACCTCGCCTCCATCTGCGTCGAAGCAGTGCGGAGGCTCAATGCAGAAAGCGGCACAATCAACCTTGACGACATCATGGTCGTGAAGGCTCTCGGTGGAGAAGCCACGGACTCGTCCCTCATCGAATCCATTGTTCTCGACAAAGAACGGGCGCATCCATCCATGCCGAAGACGATTCTCAACGCCAATGGGGCGATTTGTGTCCTATCCTGTCCCCTCACCGTGCAGACTACGACGATGGATGCGAACATTCAGATCACAGACCCAACGCAGATTGCCGCGTTCTTAGAGCAGGAAGAAGCCTCCCTGCGTGAAATGGTGGAGAAAATCGCATCGTCCGGTGCAACCGTGGTCGTCTGTCAGAAGGAAATTGATGACCTCGCCAAGCATTACCTCGCCAAAGAGCAAATCTTGGCGGTGGAGAAGGTCAAGAAGTCAGACATCGAAGCCCTGTCGCGCGTGACCGGCGCAGCCATTCTTGGCAATCTCGATGACCTCGACACGGCGGCCCTCGGGTCATGCGATAACGTGGTGGAGCAGCGGGTGGGGGAACTACCAATGGTGTTCTTCGACGGCTATGAAAGCAAGCCTCCGGTGACACTCATGCTTCGTGGCGGCACTGCCCCGTTCATCGAGGAAGTCGAACGCGCGTTCGATGACGCAGTGGGCGTCGTCAAGGTCGCATACGAAGACGGTCGGGTCGTCCCCGGCGGCGGTTCTGTCTTTGCCGCCCTCGCTCAATCCATTCTGACCGGCGCAAACGACAAAATCGGGCGCGAACGTATGGCTGCCGAAGCCGTCGCAGACGCACTTCTCGTCATCCCACGCACCCTCGTGGAGAATGCGGGCCTCGATCCTGTGGACGAAATCATGACGCTCCGCTCCGCTCACAACGAAGGCAAAGCGACGTGGGGTGTGGACGTTTTCGCAGGCGGACTCGTGGACATGGCCGAAAGCGACGTGTGGGAACCACTGCGCGTCGTGTCGCAGGCCATCAAGTCGGCCATTGAAACGTCCATCATGATTTTGCGCATTGACGACGTGATTTCGTCCAAGAAGGCGTGATGAATCACACAGGCCAACCAAGCGACTGAAGGATTTCCCTTCTTCGATTGACGGCCCGTTCACGCAGGTGTTCAGGCAACCTATCCATGCCGCGGGTCATCCACCTCAGCCAGTCGATTTCCTCGTCAGGAATAGGGATGAGGAATTGGGGAGGAATGGACGGGTTCATGTGGAATGTCCCCCATTCTCGCCCAAGTTCACGGATTCCGTGGTTATCGGGGAACCACGGGGCATCTTCGCTGATACCGAGGATTGTCGGCCTGCCTCCTTTCGCGTCAGGAGCGAGTCGCCACGATTCAGGCGGTTCCGTAATTGCCATGTTGGGCCTCTCCAAGCGGTTCATCACGGAACGTATTGCGTAATTCTCGGCCACCCCCCGATGGGGACTGGACCAAACCACGCGCGTGTCCCGAATGTCTTCGGGCGCGAAGGCGTTGAAAGTCCCCAATTTGTCGTAAATGGGGTGTTTGTCGCCGGGGTTCACAGGCTGCGGCTGAATCCCCTCTTCCATAATGCGTTCAAGAGCCCGCGTGTTGGTCCCATGGAACGAACGGATGCCCGGTGGCAACTGCAAATCAGCCTTCACAAGATCCCACGCGAGAGAGAAAGCAGACCTCATGGCTGCTCATCTCCCTGCCGTTCACGCAAACCACGCCATTCGATTTCGTGCAAACGATTGCGATAGTCACGGTCGCCTTGATTTTGCGCCCACAATTCGCGTGCGTTGTAGGATTGCAGGAGATCTGGTCGGTTGTCAATGGGCATTCCGCGCAAAGCCAATTCAGATGCCAAGTCGCGCATGGCCGTGGCTATGCCGCGCCGCCTCCAACTTTCCTCGACACCAAGGGCTGAACCCGTCATGTCATAATCGGAGAAATGCCCACGAAGGTATTCCATGATGTCCTCCGCATCCCCCCAACGGTCGCCCTGCCATCCTTCAAGCCAAACGCGAGTATCGTCGGGGGTGTCTTTCCTATTGATGAGATTTCGGCGCACGGCATCACCGCGCCCTCCACCGTCCCAAAACCAAGTCTCGTCGTTCTCCGCCTCATCGTTTTCGGGCCAAATCTTCAACGTCCCAACAGGGTGCTCTATCGTGTCAGAAAACGGGCTTCTTGCAGCCAACATGTTGTTCCTATCAAAACGAGGAAGGGACTCTCTCGGGGGATAGACGTTGATGTTTGCGCCACCGTCCCCTTCAACATAGGCAACCATGGGGTATTTCATGCCTTCACGATCTGTATGGGTTGCGTGGAACGTGCGCTCCCCTTCTTTTGGCGCAAAGGCATGGCCGGTGTAGTTCTGAATACCCGTCGGAAGAATCGCATTCTGTTCAAGGTAGGTAGCGTCATCCAAACGAGCCGACGGTCGCTCGCTCGCCATGTCCAATTCGTCAATGAGAGCACGGCGTTGTTCCAACGCTTGGCGGTGTTCGGGACCGAGTTCACGGATGGAGTCGAGGTCAAGTGGTGCCTTCACCACCAACCATGCACGGTCAAACGGGTTCATCATCCTCTCCCCGTTCCTGTGCTTCCCTCAATTTCTCTTCCATCCCCTCAACGAAGAACGGGTTTTCGTATTGCATGGCGTTTTCCCAATCAATGTCTTCTGAAGGAATTGGTTCATTCGACACGAACGACGCCATTTCGGGGTCAATACCGAGCATGTGCGCGAGAATGGGAGAATGGTCCGTGCCCGGACTTATGCGAGGGTCGCCTTCATCCCGCCAAAAAGGCAAAGACAGGATATGGCGCGTAGTGGGCTTTGTCATACCGACCCATTTTGCCCCGCCGTCCTGATCGCGAGAAGCATAGACTTCACCATAATTGGGCTTGATTCCTCGGGCCACAATAGGACCAAGGTTTTCCATGGGCGTTGCGTGGTAATACCACGGTGCTTTGACGAGCGCCCACGCAGCGTCGAAGGCCGTCATTGGTCGCCACTCCCCATAAGACGGACAAAGGGGTGATGTCTCGCGCCTTCGTCCCATGTCTGCCGACCGCTCCAATACGGGCGCAAAAGACCATCAGCGTATTCCACCGGCTTATGCGCTTCGGCCATTGTTTTGAAGCGGAACAATTGGTCTATTTCGTCAGGCGTCATGTCCTTCGTCATGGGCATATCGCTTATCATATCACGAAGCCACTCGGATTGGTCTTGGTGGGCGTGTTGTGCGTTGATTGCATCCCGAACTTCTTCCTGCGAAAGAGCGCGAATCCGTGAAATGGGGATTGGGTATCGGGTGCGGCGTTGGTCGTATTCCGCCTTGTAGCCTGAAGGCTCCGAAATATGCGCGTCTTCATCGAGGATTTCAAGAACGGGTTCGTCATCCGAGGCGTAGTATTCTCCGGCCCGTGCGATTGCCCCAATCCTCCCGCCGATGTGTCGGGCGGACATTGGGGATTTGTCGCCGTATGCAAAGGACCAATCCCCGTCAAACAGGCGACTGACTTCTTCATCGCTACCGAACATCTCAACCAATTGTTCAGGGTTATAATTCCAGATGTCGGGAGCCTCGTCCGTGGGCATAAGGTAGCCGTCCCGCTGAATGCCTTCCCAATCCCCCGTCCCGTGGTATAGGGGCATCTTCAAGATCGCCCAACCGGCGTCGAAGGCGGTCATCGCTCATCCCCCCAATCTTCGATGAGGGGGTCGGGAAGGAGTCGTCCCCTCTCATACCGAATCCTCCTCCCGTCGTAGAGAACAGGGATGACCTCTTCAAGGTGACGGGGTGCGATGGGACGGACCGAAATCATGGACCGATAGCCAACCCCGGGCTCAAAGTCGGGGTCAACCCATGATTTCCCGGGTGGTGCGATGCGTGAACCAATTATGCTCATCGGCGTGTTGGAATGGTATTTGTCGGCAAAAAATTGAGCCATCAGCAACGGATCGAGGGATGGCTCATACCAATTCTCATCCCACCCTCGTCTCAGCGCTGCGCGGTTGCCTTTGTTGTGACGAAGCGTGTAAATGGCCGAATCGTGTTCCCACGGCACATCTTCTCCCGCGATGATTTGTTCAATCGAACGGGTCTCACTCGGACGTGCGTAGTGCGGCAACATGGGTCGGGGCACTATCCCCTCACTCAGAATCTCATCCATCGCACTGGTGGGCACCGCCCGGTAGGCGCGGAACGGACTTTTGACTCCGTGTCCCGGAGCGACCTCCTCGGCCTTCAAGACCGACCACGCGGCGTCGAACGCGCTCATCGCTCATCCCCCCACGGCCAAAACCCTTCCCTGCCGTATCGGCGCATCTCCTTCCTTTCTCCACCCCTATGCACCATCACAGGGAACTCAACATCACCATGACCGGCTTCCAATAAGGCCGTCATTCGATGCCTCCCTTCGTGTTCAAGGTGCAAATCATTCTCGTCAAGGTGAATAAACGGCATACCCCATTCTTGAGTCTCGCCGTCAGCCAACATCCTAAGCGAACGAGGATAGAAATCACCACCGGGCAATTCGGAAAGAGGCTTCGGGGTGTCGGAAATATCAGGAGTCATGGCAAGGAATTGTCTTGGCGTCATCAATTCAATGGTCCCTGTTTCATTCGGGATAAAACCCCTAACGGCGAAAGCGTCGGGGCCTGTGTTGAAGGAAAGACTATCCTGTGCCGTGTTGTAGGAAGGCATCTTCAGGACCTCCCAACCCGCGTCGAAGGCCGTCACCAATTCCACCCCTGCACTCTCTGCCCTCGCGCCGTTTCATCGGTGATTTCCTTTACACGTTGAATGTTGTCAATCCACGCGCCTACTTGCTCGGGTTGAAGTGGTTCAAACGCACCGCTTCTCATCGGGTGGTAGTCTTCCCACCAATTATCAGTCGTTGGTGGCAAAAGAACGCTTCCCTCCGTGGCTTCGCGCCCTTGAAGGACCCCTCTATCGGGTGAATTGATAGGGACGACGGCATCGTGCCCATATTCTCCTAACAGGATGTTCATTGGCGATAGGCCCCCGGTGTCCTGCATTCTTTCACCGAGGACCCGCAATACGTCGGGATCGTTTGTCCAATTATATTCCTCATCGTCGTGTTGACCGTAATCCTCACCCATGACCCGCCGAACCAATGGGGTTTGGCCCAAGTAATCGAACAAACGGTTGTCTTGAAGCATGGTCCCACCTAACGGCACAGGTGTTGAATCATAATTCAACAGGTCTTCCATATTTCGCCAATAATCCCCGTATTCACGGTCATAAGCCGAAGCCATCAAATCCACCTCGTCCTCAAACGTCTTCGGCAAGCCGTAAAGCGCGGGTCGTGTATTTCTCGTCCCACTACGGTAGGTCTGTCTCGGCGTCTGTGCCTGCTTGACTCCTTCAATGGGCGGCATCGACGCTCCTTCACGGTGTCGCGGATGCGGTCTTGACCAATGACCATGCTCACTCGGTTCAACCAACACGTTTTCCAACAACATACGCGACATGTCACGCATCCTCGGTGTGGTAGCGATCGGATTGTTTGGTGGCGGGATATAGACCCTCGACATTGAATCAGGGTTCGCTTCGACTTGCCTCATCAGTTCTTCCAAATCGCTACCCATATTGTGGCTCCAAAGGGGGTCGAAAGGCCCACCGTGGTAATACGTCCCGCTTACGCCTGTTCCCGAACCACGGTCCGTCCTGAACTCGTGGGTGCTGCGCATAGGGTTGAGGTTGCGGCTTCCCGAAATTATCGGAACCAATTCGGTGACGGCGGGTGCATCAGGCGCAAAACCGTGCATACGGAAGCCTTCGCCCCATGCTTTGATGAGCGACCACGCTTGTCCGAAAGCGCCGTTCACAACGGTAGCCCCCGTTCTTCTTCCAATTTGGGGTCGTTAGGCACTGGTGGGCGGTCTTCCTCAATGACCGGCCAATAGGTGCCTTCGGGAAAATCAGGCATACCATAAGGGCCTGTTGGGAATTGGATATTCGATGGGACTCCGGTTTCCTTTTCCCAAAAGTCAGCACCCGCTTGACTCTGCAAGTAGCCCGGTCCAAGCCTTCTGAACATACCAAGAGCCTTCCTATTTGCGAGAATGGACGCTAAGTCGTAAATGGCGGTCATGTAGCCCCGCTTTCTGTATTGCGGCCATGTGGAAGAGCCACCCGAAGCATAGGTCCTTGGTGATTCGTTAAACGAAGCAGAATCATGGTTGAAGGTTGCTTGAGCACGCTCAAGTTCCTTTTGTCCATACGGTCCGGTGCCTCGGATGTTGACATGCACGTTTTCCCCGATAACCTCAGCCGTCATGGGATGCTCTTCGCCCGTCACCGGATCTAAGAAGCGGGCCACCGGCTTGATTTGTTTTCTCGACGAACTCCACTTGACGTTTTGCGGCTTGATGGAGTCCACCATGAGGGGGGCCTTCAAGACCAACCACGCCGACTCAAACGCACTCATCGATTCCCCACCATGTGCGTTCCCCATTCGGCATATTCGGGGTATCGTGTGTAGTTCGGCAATTGCTGCTCCTTACCCTCATAGCCCGCGCCTCTCCAAAAGGCGCGACCCTCATCTGTTTGCTCAAATGAGGGACGGAGACGGAGATTATGGCGCTCAGCGTAGAGGGCCATCAGGTCGTAGAGCGCGGACGCATAGCCTCGGCGTCGATACCTCTCATCGGTATCGGTCCCCCGCGAGACAAAATCTCCTTCCCATTCAAGGTAAGGCTCAAGTTCTGAAGACACGCTATTGGTGTTTAAGGGAGTGTTTCGGATGAAGTTCTCGTAGTCCAAGTCAATCCGATCAAAATTGGCCTGCGAACGATGGCTGATATCATACGGTAGATCCTGCCCCGGAGGTTCCTTGTGTTCGATAGTCGCATCGACTTCATGGTAGAAGGGACGGATTCTCATGTCCAGTTCTTCCTCAGTAATCGGATCGAGGAAGGTAGCCACTGGCCGCTTCGTTCCCACGTTTGACCAGTCGATGGTATCGGGCAACAGGGGGGCCTTCAGGACTGACCACGCGGTGTCGAAAGCCGTCATTAGTCGCCACCTCAGAACTCAACTGGCGTTTCAAAGCCACGCCTTTCCTGCTCCGCCCGCCACATTTCATCCCATTCTTCGGATGTCATGCCGGGTCGGCCACGCAAAGCGACGGTAATATGCTCAGGCTTCACCGTCTCTTGGGTGCGGAGCCATTCATGGTCCTCGTCCATGGTCCAATCCCGCGTCCACTCGTGAGGGTTTCTGTCGGGGATTTCAAGGATGATAGGGGCTACGTCGGGCTTCCAACCCCGACCATAACGACCATCTTGGCTTGCTAAACCCCATCCGGCATATTTTCCCGGTTCCGAAAGGTCATTCACGGCAGTGTAAAGCCACGTCCCACCGTCTTCGTCTTCATCAATGACCCCTTCTTGGACGAGAGCGTCCCATTCTCCCCACGGCAATTCGGAACGGGGTTCAAGTCCTCCCTGCATGATGCTTTCCAACTTGTCTTCCGTTGTTCCGTGGAACAGGGGCATTTTGAGCAAGGCCCAAGCGGTGTCGAAGGCGGTCATTGTTCGCCCTCCCAATTTGGATTGCCCGATTCTTCAAGATGTGAAGGAATGTGCCTAAGCCATTCCGGGGGAATCAACGTGTTTTTCTCTTCAGGGTTTCGTGCGAGGTTATAATCGCCCTCCAAAAAATCCAATCGGTCCTCGTTCTGATTCCAAACCCTTCTTGTGTGCATTCCGAAATCATCTTCTTCTGGGAAATCATACCACCAATTCTCATCGGGTGGGACCGTTATTTCAATCACTGCCGGAGTCTTGCTTCCCGCTCCCGTCAAACCCGCATTATACCAATTCCACACATCTTCGGGATAAGGGGAGCCATATACGCCGTCCCTTTTCTTCCCACCCACGCCGAACTCATGTGTTCCAGACCATGCCCCTGTGCCTTTCAATCCTTCACGAAGGATTTGTTCGACTAAATCCGCACTCGTCATATGATAAAGCGTAAAGGGCTCCCCCGGAACTGCAATAGCCCCGGAAGGCCACTTCTCTAAATCATCGTCTTGAGTATAGGGCATCTTGAGGACCGACCAAGCGTGGGCGAAGGCGGTCATTGTTCTCCCTCCGCTTGCTGCCGCTCTTCCTCAAGCCTTTCCGCTTCACCCAACGGATCGGGGTGGTGTTTGTATGGTGCGTTTTCATGCCAGACGCGGTTGGCGAAAGGCCGCGGGTAAAACGGCTGCTTTCTCGCATTGATGATGCGGACGGGTGAATAGCCGCAAAAGTGGCAACGACTGATATTCGGAGGCCCCTGAAAACGGCTCCTAAACTTACGCCAACGGTAGCGGCAATTTGGACAATACACCTGATATTCGTCCCCGCCTTTCAAGAGGTTCCAAGTGCGGTCGAAAGCGGTCATACCGTTGGCCTCCAATGGAAATCATCGGGCCAATCGGTCATGCGCATCTCCTGACTGTCGATTGATGGCTCCAACTCATATTGTTCGTGTGGGGGTATTTGGTTGTAGATTTGTTGTTCCCAAAGCGCCCGTCCTTCTTCGGTCTGATCTCTACTCGGCCTCACGACCTTCCCCTGACTTGCCCTGTAATATGCGGCTAAATCGTAGAGCGAAGTGCCATAGCCTCTTCGGACATACGGCCAATAGACGTTTGGATTTTGCATACCTCGTTCGTAAAGCAACGCCTCTGCTAACGAATGGCCGCGTTTCTCCGCCTCAGTCTCTAACGGGTAGTTTGGGTCGGGTTCCCACAAATGTTTGCCCCTATCGCCCATTCCAATAACAACCGGAGAAGGCGAAGCAAATGTGTTAATCCACATTGGGATGCGCTCGTTTCTTTCGGGATCGTCAAAGAAGGCAACCGGGTTCGTTTTGCTATTTACGTTGTCGAAATTGATTGAATCAACGTCCAAGGGTGCTTTCAAAATGGACCAAGCATCCTCAAATGCTCGGCCCATGTAATTCCGCACGAAGCACGGAGAGAAAAACGTGGCGGTCAGTAAGCGCGGTCCTGCTCTTCGTCGTGTTCAAGTGCTTCCAAGAGGGCTTGAGGGGTGCCTTCCGGGGCAGGGAGGCGCACGGCGTGCGGTCGCGCCATTCGACCAACCGACCCCACTCGTTCGGCGTTCTGCGAATGGAAGCCGTCCCCTCCGAATTTAATTGAAGGCTTTGCGCGGAAATCCTCGACACCTGCATACCCACCCCACGCGGGACCACGGAGGTCCTTTCTTGCGGTTTGCATGGCGTCACGCAAACCCCGCGGACCATGGACACGTTTTTGTGCTCCTGCCTTTGCCCGTGCCAACCGAGAGTAAATGTAGGCTTGAGGGTCAATGGTCCCGAGGTTTATCGTGTTTGAATATCCTTGGTCAAACCTTGCGTCAGGGTGAACTTCATCCTGCAACTCATTAAACGCTTGACGGTTCGGGTTGCTTTTCACAAACGACCAAGCAGATTCAAACGCACTCATCATTTCACATCACCTGATCTTCAATCGTCTTTCGTGCCCAACTGTGTGCCTGCCGGTAAGTCGAGAAATCGTCTTCGGAAATCGTGCCCCATTCAAAGTGAATCAGACATTCTAGATCGTCGTATTCGGTGAGGGCAATTTCGTAATTGACACCGTAATGCGTGCCGAACGGCGAATCGTCGCCTTTGACGACGGGCCATGCCGCTTTGAACGCGCTCATGACATCCGCGACCTATCATACGGATAAAAAGTTGACTCGCCAGTGCGCGTGTTGATATAGCAACTCCTACACGAACTCGACATAGAACCCATTTCGTCAATGTGATAGACCATATCCTTCGTGTTTCTATAACCATCACACACACTGCAAGTGTCCGTCATCCCCACCGCCCCGTTATTTTCATAATCGCATGTGCGGCAATAGCACGGTTTGTTCTCCGAGCGGTTTTCTTCAAACTCCCTTGCTGCTTCTTCGGGGGTGGATGCCGGAGCGCGGTTCGGGCGGGGAATGTCTGCATTCGGACCCCGTGCCCTGCATTCTTGCCGATCCATCTCTACCTCTTCATCACTCATCACGTTGTTAGGGTCGAAGGGTGATAGGTCGAGGGGCAAGCCCGACGACTTACGGACGACGTTCCATGCCCCAAGGAACGCGCGGCTCATGGGATAGGCAGGTGCCCCGCCTTCAAAAAAAGTCCGGTGGAAATGGAACAAAGGACGGGACTCCTAACACCCCTGTGAGTCCTAACAAAAAAAGTCTCAAATTTTTTCCGAGTAGCGTCTGTGGTGAGGGAGGCCGCGCAGCAAAAAAAAAAAATGTGCCCACAGGCAAGCCTGTGGCCCATTTTGCTTTTTTTCGCTACACTGCGCGGCAGGCCCGACCGCAGGTCGGGCCGCCGGTCGGCGTGGTGGGCTCGGCGTGGTGGCCGCATAGCGGTGCAGTGGTGCGTTTTGCGGCGATGGCTCGGCCCCCCTTCGATCGGTGCAGGTGGGTGGTGGTGGCCCGCCCATCCCCGCAATAGGCCGCCCGTCCCCCGTTTAGCACGCCCGACCCGCCCCGCTCAGCCAGTCCCGACGCTCGGCCACCCCGCTATGCGGCCAACGGTGGGGCGTGGTGCGGCCTTTTGCGGCTATGTGGCCCACCGTCCACCCTGCGCCCGTCGTCCCCCGAGCCGGTCGCCACGCCCGGTCACGCCGCTTTTGCTCCCACAGGGTGCCTCTATCGGCGCAAAACGGGGCATTTGCCGGTATGTGGCCCGCCCCACCCTCCTGCGCAGATCTCCACGCTCCGAACCGTCGCCGCGCCACCACGC